TGCTTCAAAGGCAGAGTTCCAGAAGCACATCTCTATGCACGAGCAGGTTCTGCAGCAGCAGGCCATGCAACAGGCTATGATGGCCCAAGGGCCAGAACAGGCTCCAGCACTACCAGCAGGTGGCGCTGGTGAAGCACCCCCACAAGCAGGGTTTGACCAAACACAACTATAAGGAATGAAGAATGGCTGAAGAGACGCAGATTGAGACTACTGAGCCAGTAGATACTCCAGACGTAGAAACACCAGTAGAAGCACCAGCTGATGAGCTAAAGCCTCACCCAGCACACGAGAAGCTTCTAAGTGAGCTTCCAGAGGCATGGCACCAAAAGGTGTTGCCTCATTTACAGGAGCAGGACAAGTACTTCCAGCAGAAGATTGAGAAGTACGCACCTTACGACGAGTTTATTGATGCAGGCGTTTCTCCTGACACTCTACGTGGCGGTATCAACCTAGCTAAGGCAATTGAGTCTCAGCCCATGGACGTATACGACTCCCTTACAACTTACCTAAAGCAGCAGGGCCTTCTAACAGAGGACGCAAAGCAGGCTGCCAAAGAAATCATGGAAGATGAGTCTGGCGAAGACTTTGAGGACATTTTTGATGGCGAGAAGCTATCACCAGCTTTGAAGAAAGAAATAGATGAGCTAAAGAACTTCCAGAAGCAGCAGGAAGAGTTCATGTACAACCAGCAGCTAGAGAAGGAAACCCAGACTGAGCTTGCTCGCTTGGAGTCCGACATGGCAAAGCTAAAAGGTCAGTACGCACTAACCGAAGCTCACGAAGTTGCAATCTATGACATTATGAACGCTGCTATAAATGCTGGTCGTGAGGTTTCACTGGAGGATGCTGCAAAGCAACTTGCCTCTATGATTCCTGGTGGCTTCTCTGCAGTAACTCCTAGCTCATCTTCTGAGCCAGCTCCGACCATTATTGGTTCAGCTGGTGGCGCTGGAATCCAAGCACAGGACCTAAATGTGCCAAAGGATGACCGTGAAAAGAAGGAAATGCTCGCTAGGATGTTTGAGCAGTATAAAAAATCTAGTCAGTAAATAATGTAAAAATTGTAAGTACGCTTGCAATTTATGATGTTAGACTGGAATAGTCCAATGTACAGCCCCTAAGAGGGTCAGGGCAGGTGACGAATTAATCTTTGTTAATCCTCTATTACTCTTAGGAGAGTGAAATTATGGCTGGTCAGGGAATTTTGACCTTCGCCTCAGAGGCATTGAAGCTCGTTTATGGCGACCTTCACATGCAGCTGAGGGACAAGACGCCTGCACTGGACTTCATCCAGTCTTCAGCGTCAAACATTACCCGCAACGGAAAAGAAGTTGTTTTCGACACCCACGTCGGACGCAACCAGGGTATCGGTGCTCGTGACGTCCGCGAGAAGCTACCTACTGCAGGTGCTCAGAAGTACAAGCAGGCTCACCTTTACCTAAAGAACCTATACGGTTCTATCGAGGTAGACGGTCAGCTATTTGAGCAGGCTGCAGAAGACTACCAGGCTTTCATCAACGTAGTCGACAACGAAATCAAGGGCCTTCGTCGTGACCTAGCGGTTGACATGAACCGCCAGATTTACGGTGACGGAACTGGAACACTAGGTGTAGTTGCATCTGCTGCAACCGCTTCTCTAACTGTAGAGTTCGACGATGTTCACTGGATTGACTATGGCATGGTTGTTGACGTGCTTGACGCTTCTGGTGCTTTCGCTCAGCTACACAACGAGGTAAGTGTTGTTTCTGTTGACACCGCAACTAACGTTGTAACCTTTGACACTGCAGTGACCGTTGCTATTGGCGACATCATTGTTCGTGCATCAAACTCAACCAACTCCTACGGTAAGGAACTAACTGGTCTAGGTGCAATCGTATCCTCGACTGGCGTTCTACACGAGATTGACCCAGACGACACCCCAGTATGGGCATCGACTGAGGTTACTCTTGGTTCCGCAGGAACTCCAGGAACCCTAACTGAGCTAGACCTAATCTCTCTAGTCCAGAAGGTTGACAAGCAGGGTGGTGACGTAGACGTATTCTTGGCAAGCCCAGGTGTATACAACGCTTACTGGAACCTACTGCAGTCATTCCGTCAGTTCACTAACACCGCATCCCTAACTGGTGGACAGCGTTCATTCACATTCGAAGCATTGGGTAAGCCAATCAAGTTTGTATCTGACTACGCTGCACCAAAGGGAACCCTATACGCTCTATCCTCCAAGGAACTCGTGCTTAACCGCAAGAAGGACTGGTCATGGATGGACCGTGATGGTTCAATGTGGAGCCGTGTCTCAGACACCGACGCATACGAAGCTCGCTACTACATGTACGGTGAGCTAGGTACATACCGTCGTAACGCCCACGCAAAGCTCTCAAACATCGCAGAGCTTGGCGGCATTTAGTAAATAACCCCAAAGGGAGCTGGTTCGTCTCGCCAGCTCCCTTTGGCATTTCTATAAGATAGAGCTATGGAATATATAAACTTCGCCCAAATAGATGGGCTATACAATGACCAGCAACGCCGTGTAGCAGCACTAATCAAGGAAATCTTCCCCACAGTGCGATTGCTCCGAATGGAACCAGGCCACCCCAGCTTTGACCCCAAGAAGCCATTTGCCCTTGTAGATGAGCCTCACATGCTCCCCTCCTACCACATTCGCAACATGGCAGAGTCGGAAATTGACCACAGACTTGTAGCTTGGCTTGCAGAGAACAACATGCATGACAGCAATTCGACCGCTAATAAGCTACAATTGTTAGAGATGTCACATGCTCTACTGAAGGCCAAAGAAGAAGCAGACTGGCAAGCAGAAAAAGCTGACGTCATGAAGAGTGCCATGAAGACCAAGAAACACTCTTGGACACATGATGGTAAAACTATAAGGAAGTAGCCCATGCCAGCAGAGGAGTTTTCCTACACAGGTGACGATGTAGCTTTTAGAGTCCGCTCCTCGTTTGGAGACTTCTCTGGAGCCCAGCTTAGTGATGCTGCAATCCTGTCTTGGATTAATGACGGTCAGCGAGAAATCGTAAACAGCAACACAATTCTTCGTGCTACGAAGTATTCAAACATTGTTGCGGGTCAGCAAGATTACAGCTTCCCAGAAGACAAAGTTCTAGCGATTGAAGCTGTCTACGTCAACGGTTACCCTATTGAGAACGTTTCGCCTCAAGCTGCCCGTGAGTACATCCTAAAACTAGACCCTGAGCTGGTTCTAGGCTCAGATAAGCCTGAGATGTGGTATGAGCGTGCTGGCATCATTACTTTTTACCCAGTACCAAACACTTCGGTGACAAATGGGCTAAAGCTTGAGTACCTAAAAACTCCAGTCTCTCTAGACTCGCTCACGGGGGCCTTGGGTATCCCAGACCGCTACTTCAACGAGCTGACTACATATGTGACATCACAGGCACTTGAGGCTGACGAGAACTACGACGCTGCTTCGTATAAGCTTCGCCAGTTTCGTGATGGCCTAGACCGACTCAATTTAAAGGACAACGTTTCACAAATTGACTTGTACTCGCAGATTATGCCTGACCCAGATGATTACATGTAATGTCACAAAAAATTAGAGAACGTAGCGCTGTCCTCCAGAACTTCACTGGTGGTCTAAATAACTATTGGGACCAGTCCTCAATTCAAGACGCTGAGCTTGCAAGCCTCATAAATTTCGAAGTGACCACAAATGGTGCGCTGACATCGAGACCTCCAATTTGGGTTGAGCACGCTGTTGACGACGTAGAAACTCTAATCAAGACTCCTGCGCTAAATGAACCGCTTGATATTATCGGAACCTATGTAGAGGCTGATGGAACCAGGCATCTAGTGGGCGTAACTGATGACAAGACCTGGTTGTACAATGTAGAAACCCGTGTGTGGCTGCAGATTGCTACGTTCAGAGCCACAGACGTAACTCAGTTTACAAACAAGGTTGTTCTTGCCTCTTCAGTCGCTGGTGCTGGTGGATTCTGGGAAGCTGGCACTTTTACCAATACTCCTACTATGCCTGCCCTTGGTGGCATAGAGCTATTCCAGAACAGGTTCTTTGGCTTTGGAATTCAGGGCACAAATACCGCCAATACAATTTACTGGTCAGACATCACAACGGCTGGCATTGAAGATGAGTCAAACTCAATCTGGGATTGGCAAGACGAGTTTGGCTACTTTTATGTAGAAATTGGCGCTGGTGATGGGCAGTGGGTTACTGCCATGGCTCAGGGCTACAACGACATCGTTATCTTCCGCAACCGCTCAACTTACCGATTTAGCTATGGTGAGCTGCCCCGTGAAGGCCAGATGCAGGTTATGCAGCAAGACATTGGAGCAGAGACTGCTCGCTGTGTTGTAAAATTTGAAAACGCTCACTTTGTGCTATCTGGCAAGACTCTCTACAAGTACCAGAACTGGCTTTATTACCCAGTGAACTCTGAGCGTGTTAATTTTGAAGACGCTACTGACTTTGAGCCAAGGTTCGAGCATGCTGTCAGCATTGTCGGGCGACGCTGTGTTGTATGGCACAACGGCAAGGTTTATGCGTTCAACCTTGACACTTCCACTTGGTCAGAATGGGATTCAGCTGCAAACGTTGGCTATTTTGTTACAGTCCCAAGAAAGAGCGAAGACGACAAAGAAGAGCTCTACTACGGAATCAGCGGGGACTCAGCAGTCATTACAAGCAAGGTTGATGACTACGCCCTGTTTAGAATTCGTGACAGAACTCGCACAAACCGACCAGGCGAATTGCTCCACGTTGAGGAAATGACCTGCTCACTGCAGACAAAGATTTATGACTTCTCTACACCTGTGGAATGGAAGCGGCTCTACTTCTGGGCTGCTGACCTAACCACGGCTCGCCAAGTGCGTGCGGTTGCAGTACCCGTTGCTATAACCCAGCAACCACTAACTGTGAACTGGGATGAGATTTCCCAGGATGGACAGTACGACAACGGTTACTACAACTTCGATGAGCTTTCACAGGATGATGCTTTTGATGAAACTTTCTCTAGCTGGGACAGGCCAAAGACTCCAGGGTCAGTTGAATCCGTTATTGACGAGGTGCCAGTAGGCGAACTTACTAGACTTGAAGCCAAACTAGACCAAGCTCTTCGCTTCAGACGCATCTATTTTGAGTTATACTTAACCTGTGATGGTACACCCAGTACCTCACCAGTTCAGGTATTTAGCCTGACTCCAATGATTGGCGTAAAGGCCAAGGTAGCAAGAGGAGCAAACTAATGATGGGTGCACAGCAATCCCAGCTTGGAACTTTTGCGTTTACTCCTTACGCTGCTGGTAAAAAGATTTATGGGCAAGTTGGCTCTTCTCCAACAATGGGGCCAGTTGACAAAACTGGTTATGCTGACAGGGACCGCAGATTGGCAGCCCGTCGTAATGCAGTCCTGCAGAAGATGCAGGGCATGAATAAGGGTGCTTACAGCAACGCCGACGTACTAAGGATGCAGAAATAATGCCAAGAGGAGCAATCAGGTCTACACCTAAAAAGACAACTTCAGCTGGCTCAGGTCAGATTCGCTATGTGCCTGCCAACGCTTCAGCAATTGCAGCTGCAAAGCAAAATGTAATAAATAAGAGCCTTGCAACCGCCAGTGCCCCAGTAGCGCAAAAAGGCGTTGCAATCCCGTCTTACGCTAAGAATCCTGCAAGCACTGCAATGGCTAATGCCATCAACGCTAAGATTGCACCTAAAACTTCTACGCCAACTCAAACCCAAACTACAACTACAGCGCCTGTCCAAACAACCCCTGCTCCTGCTGGGCCAGTTCAGGCTACGCAACCTGCTTCAGAGCCAGTTCAACAAGAAGCTGCACCAGCTCCAGAGTGGACACTTGAAGGCGACCCTTTCTACCAGCAAGCTATCGCTGACGCCCAGGCTCAGTTTAACTTGGAGCGCATAAATGCTTTGGGGACCAAGCAGTACCAAGAGGTCGGAACTAACCGCCAACTTGAAGAGCGAAAAGGTACTGCTGAGTCAGCAAGACGCCGCCTGGCTGGAAACTATGCTGCCCGTGGTATGGCTGGCGGTGGCTACGGTGCTCTAAGTCGTGCAGAAGCCGAGCAGAATGCTCGTGAGCTTACAGCTAGAACTGGGCTACGTGAACAACTCTCAGAACTAAACAGGCAGTTTGTAGGCCAATATGGTGCTGAAGGTTCAGACTGGCTCGGAACACTTAGAGGTCAGCAAGCTCGTGACGCTGCCGCTAACCTTGCACTCCAAAACCGCCTAGCAGGCGTAACGACGGTAGGATAACCATGGCTGAATATACAGAGTCCCAAGCTGCACAGAATCTTTATGTGGACCCAACTCCAGCATATCAGCCAGCTCTGGACCAGATTGCAACTGACAAGGCCACAGCTAACGAACGCTATGGAACCAATAAAGCGGACATCGCTAACATCTTTGGTCAACTAACTACAGCACGCCAGGCAGACGTTGCCCGTGTAAACGAGCAGTTCACTCAGTCAATTGTTAGCCAGCAGGAGGCGCTAGCCAAGCGAACAGCTGAGGCTCGCACTGGCATGGCTCAGACAATGGCTTCAGCTCAGACTGCAGCTGCAGAGCGTGGTGGTGGACCAGCTGCAAACTTGGCGGCTTCTCCAGCGACCGTTGCAGGCGAAAAGGGAATTGCAGATGCTAACGCTTTCCAGACAATTTGGGAAGGTCAGCAGGGCGCTATTAAAGGTCAAACACAGCAGAACCTTCAGAACACAATTACTGGCTACGGCTTTCAAGAGGCTCAGGCAACACAGCAGCTACAGAAGTCCTTGGAAGATACGCTTAACCAGCTTTCCCGTCAAGAAACTGGCGTCAGGGGCGAGCTTGCTGGTGCACAGATTGCAGGTCAATCTCAGGTTAAGCAGGCTAGTTACAATGAGTACCTAAGTAAGACCGCCGCTGAAGCAGCTCAACGCCTTGCAGCTACCCGTGGCTACTACGATGTTCAGCAGGCACAAATTGATGCTCAAAATAAAATTGACTTGGCCTTGATAAACGAGGCTAACCGTGTGAAGAACTATGGTGATGACGCTCTTGGTCTTGACCGCCGTGTAGCTGACTTTGGCTATGACCCAGCTGAATTCTGGGCAACCGTAGACTCAGTTGACGTTGCAAGCGCTCCAAGCTCTGCGGCTGCGTTCGCACAATGGCGAGCAAACAATCCTGGTGCAGATGCTGCAATCTCCAGTGCTGCACGTGACTGGTTCAACGCTCAAAGGTACAACACCTCAAATACGCCTAGCGTTGATTCACTCCTTAACTGGAGTAGCCAATATGGTGTCCCTAGCCAGTAATGCTGGCTTGTTATCCACTATAATTAGGTAAACAAGTTAGGACTAATCTTGGCAAACAATCCTTATGAGCCAACTGATGGTGTGTCAGGCAATAACCCCTACGGCACATCAACTGGCGCTAAAAAGATTGCAGCACCTGTTAAGTCAACAAAGCCACTTAATTCAAACTCTCTTCCTCAGCAGAAGCCAGATGGGTTGCCTCCCATTCTTGGATTGGGTCAGGGGCTACTAAAAGGATTCCTGACACCTTGGGCTGCTAGCGTTGGCGCACTTGACTCAGTGCTCAAGGGCGTGCAGACACAAAAGTTTGAAAAGAACATTTGGCAGGCAGGTGCTGAGAACGTAGCAAAGCTATGGGACCCAAGTGCCCTGCTTGGCTCTGAAGACCTGGTAACTGGCGAAACAATTGCCAAAGAGCGCTTGGGGCTTGAGAATACGAAAGCTTACCTTCCTGCCGCATTTGCACAAAACCTTCCAATCGTAGGTGGTATTGCCAGACAACAAGTTGCCGCAGGAAAAGCTGACACGCAAATCCCATTGGGTAGTGGCTCTTTTTGGGCTGGACTCGGTATCGACATTGTAGCTGACCCTTTGACCTTTTCTGGTGTCGGTAAGGGAATCACACAAACTATAAAGGGGTCAGCAAAAGCTGGGCAAGCAGCTATCAAAGCTGGAAGGCTAGCTGGCGCTGGTGAAATCTCAGCGAAGATAGCAGAAAAAAGACTTGGCACTGCTGTAACTCCCACAAACGTTTACACTGGCCCAGACGCTGCAGGCTTGTCTGGCAAACTTAAGACTCCTGCTCGTATTGAAAACATCAAGAAAACCGTCACTCAAAGTGGCGGCAAGGCAGCTGAGCAGCTAGAGAAGTACGACACAGCCCTGGACAAGTATGTTTACAAGACAGTAAGCATTGATGGCCCTCGTGGTCTAGGACAGGCTGCTAAGGACGTTATAGCCTCTGCAGCCGATGCTAGCGGTAGGGCAATTGCGTCTACCGTCGTAAGCGCTAGAACCATGAGCTTCCTAGAGAAGTACGCCAAGCGAGACATCACCAAGTTTGGTCGCAACCTAAAGACAAACATTGTCAAGGATGCTGACTCTGGCCTATTCCGCATCATGAGCGGTAACAAGGTATTGCTAGGTGAGGCAACCTCTGAGTTTGAAGCTAAGAAGCTTGCTGGGCTACTTCGAAAGGGCCTAGATAAAACTGCAGGTCTTGCTCCAGCTTCTACATTGCAAGGCGCTCGCAGGCTTGAAGCTGGTGCTGATGGTGCGGCTGAGGAAGCTATTGTTCTGCCAGCAAGCAACGGTTCTGAAGTAACGCTAGAGAAGTTTGTCCCACATGCTTCTGATGACGGAACATTTGCAGTCTACGATGGCGACAATGTTGCTGTATTCAACTCAGTTGATGACGCCAATGAATGGATTGACGTTTACACCTCTCCTGCCAGGGAAAACATCGAGCCAGTTGTTAGCGGCTCAGCTGGCAAGTACCAGGTTAATGTTGGCACTGAGGTAACTAAGTTCACAAGCAAAAAGCAGGCAGAAGCTTATGCCCAAGCTGTTAGAACAGGTGAGATTCAAACCAGTCGCCGTGTGACAACTGGTGGCAGCCCTATCATCGACTCTGCTCCAGCCGAGATAAAGGTTGCAGATGCTCTAAAGGCTCCGACTAAAAAGGAAGCTTCTATCCTCAAGTCTGTGCTAAAGGGCGTAGATGACATTGCCAAGAAGACTAGCGGATGGAGAGGTGAGGTAAGTCTTGACCTTGTAAACCTAGTCCAGCGCACACTTGGAACCCAGCAGGCAGCTCTCGACAAGTTCCTGCTAAAGGTTGACGCTTCAGTTTTGCGAGACCTAAAGTTCTTTGCAGACAGTGAAATTAGCTTTGCAGAACTTGAATCAGCGCTACGCAAGTCAAACAACGCTGACAGGCAAGCAATGTGGAACCTCATCCAGAAGCTGCCTGTCTACACATCTAAGGGCCCTAAGAAGCTTGAAGACCTATTAGCTGCAGCAAAGGGTAAGTTCACACAAATTACTAAGGCTGGCGAAGGCGTTGACGGAACTACGCTCGAAACTCAGGTCCTAAAGTTTGTTGATACTCAAATTGTCAAGAGGGCAACTGACCTACAGAACAACAAGGTCATGCCAGCCTTCACCCCAGAAGGTAAGTACCAGGCTCTTGTTGGAGCAATAGGCGAAGAAAACGCTAAGCGGATAAAGGCAACTGGCTTCCTAGATGAAGCAACCGATGCAAACCGCAAGAAGTACGACAAGGTTCTTGAAAGCTTTAAGGCTCAGAACAACGAAGTCAACTACTCTGGCTACGACGATTTGGTCAAGGGTCTTGAGCGTGGGGATGATGTCAGCGAGAAAGCCTTGCAGGACATCTTCAACCTACTTGACCCAGATGGTGCAATTGTCAACAAGGTGCAGCAGGCTGCAGCTGAGCCAGCCTCAGCATTCCTTCGCCGTGCATTTACTCGTGAGGGTGGCGTCGCAAGCATTCGTGAGGCTGAGAAGCGCCTGGCAATGATGCGTGACCCTGAGATGCTAGCCAAGCATGCTGGTCTAGCGTATGAGGCTGAGGTAGCTGACTTTATCAAGGTCGCAAGCTCTGAGAACAAAGCTGCAATGGAGAAGCTCCAGACCAGACAGACCCAGCAGGCTTCAGCTGAATCATTCTCTGGCTATGCAACCAGTGTACAAAGAGACGCTGCAGAGTCACTTGGTCGTGCGCTATTCGGTGACGCTAAGAAGAGCGGCTCTGGCGGACAGCTTGCTTTCAAGGCTGACATCCTTTCTGAAGAAGGCTCAAGAATTGGGCTAACAACCCTTGATGACTACGCTGCCCTAACTGGCGAAGCTTATGCTGATGGTAGCCGTGCAATGCTAAGCAGGCAGCTACAGCAGTCAACCGAGACCAAGATAATTGGTTCGTTGCTTGCAAAGGACACCTATAGGCTTGGAAAAGCTGCAGAGCAAGCTGCCGAAAAGGGCACACAAATTGTGCCCAAAACTGCTGCAGAGCGTCTAGATACTTTGATTACAAAGATATCGGCAGCGAATGACCTTGCTACAGCGCAAGGTTGGCGCTTTGTTAGAACCAAGAACCGTAATGACAAGACCTTCCAAGAAGCCTACGCTTCTGAAATGGCTAGGGCTAAGGGAAGTAAGTCAACTCCAAACTTCTCCGCACTCAGCTCCAAGCACACTGTTTACCTCCCAATGGGGGACATCCTTGCAACCATCAAGGCTAACGGTGGCGAAGCTGCTTTGCTCAAGGCTTTCTTTCCGCCAAGCAAAAATGTAAAGACACTTAAGCGTGACAGCATGCAGTGGATTTCGCTGGGTGACGGCGCTCGCCGTGTGCTTGAAATGGACGCAGCTGGTGAGCCATTTGACCTAGAGGAAATTGCGAAAAGGCTAACAGTCAGGGCTGAGGGGCAAGAAAAGCTTCCAGCTAAGAGGGCTGCCGAGGTAGAAGAAGCAGCCAGGGAAATGGCTGACATTCTAACCAGTCCTGAGGTACTTGCTGAACTAAAGGGTGTACACCTAGACAACGCAGCCTCAGTTGTGAAAGACTTCACCGCTAAGTCAGAGGGGCTTACAGAAGACCTGTTCAACATTCTTGACGATGCTTTTGTTGCAATGCACGCAACAAATGACCTATCCGATGTTGCACGAGCTGACGCCGTGAGAACATACTTCCGCAAGTTTGTAATTGCATCAGACATTATGCGTATCGAGGGTGGCCCTATCGCTGAGGCGATGTTCCGCTCAACTGCAATGATGTTTGCGGATGGTGGAAAGATTCTGCCACAAGGCAAGATTGCTAAGTCACTAAGCGGACCAGACGCCGAGTTCTTTAACTTGCTTCGAGACGAAGAGTACAAGCTGTTCCGTGAGGCTCTGACGAAGATGTACCGCTATGAGAACAAGCCAGCTGCCCCTATCGGGCGTGAGGGTATGAAGACCCCTAAGCCTGAGGCTCAGGCTGCCACTCTAAAGAAGCTAGACGAGATTGAATCCGCTTACGCTGCCCACATGGACGAGCTGCAGATTCTTGAAGCCCAAGGCATGGAAGACCTAACTACAATCAAGGCTTGGGAAAAGAAGCAGGCTAAGCTGCAGGCTAGGCTAGACAAGGTTCGTGCAGAAGCTTGGAACAACTGGGTTCCAACTAAGCACTGGACTCCAGAAGGCTGGGTTCCAACTGAAAACTTTGATGCCCTAAAGGCTTCGAGAGAAGCGCAGCAAGCCCACAATACCTACGTAGCTGGTCGCCGAGGGCTAGAGGACAGGGCAATTTACCTAGCAGACTCACAGCCTGTTATTCCGCCTCACCGCAAGATGACTGCAAAAGAGAAGGCTAAGTTCCTAGAGAAGTTCAAAAAAGATACTACTAACTTCCAGGTTGATAATGCTAAGTCAATTGTTGATGACGTTGCTCGCAACGTAGAAGATGAGATTAATGCTGGCAGACTAGACATGGATGAGCTCGCTCCAAATGAGCAGATGATGCGTGCCGCTCAAGAAAGCTTCGCTCGTGGAATAAAAGAGTCGACCGAGCTCAAGGTCCGTCGTGTCATTGCCGACTATGGAACTGCGCTGCCTAAGACCAACAGAGAGTTTAACGAGCTATTTAGACCAGGACTAGACCCTGATACTCCAGTATTCAAGTCTGATAGAAATGCAGCTAAGGTCAAGATGATGGCTCAACGCTGGTCTGGCCCAACTGGGCGAAAAGACACAGTGCAGCTACTCAAGCATGCTGAGAATAGCACAGTCTCAGAAAGCTCAAACTACGCTGAAGCTCTCGACAAAATGTCCCGCCATTACTCAAAGCGCCCAGCTGAAGAGATGCAAGAAGCGTGGAGCATTATCAGAGACGGTAGAACGCTGCCTGATGATGCAAACGGCTTTGTGAAGGCAATGGTTAAAGACATGGAAATGTTTACTAGCCAAATCTTCAAGGGTCATGCACGCTCTGTTCTAAGCCAGCACGGCATAAACGGTTCCGTCTTGTCCGAAATGTTTGAGCGCTTTGGCCTAAAAGAGGACTATGGCTTCATGAAGCCAACCGACCTTATCGGTAAAACACCAGACGAACTAACTCAGTCTTTGTTTGACTTCCTTCCATTTGGCTCAACTCCAAAGAAGCTTAGTGGTACTCAAGCTGCCATCGAATGGCAACAACGAGCAGACAAGTTCAAAGCTTCTGGCATGACCCCGCTGCTAGCCTTCACACGCATGATGGAAGCTGTGCAGATGGTCAAGATGGAGAAGGGCATTGCAGAGAACGCAGTAGCTCAGTTCGGATGGAAGGCGCACTTCAAGACGGCTCAAGAGGCGCTTGATGATGGCTGGGTAAGCATCCAGGCTGTAGGTAAGCAAAACATTGCTAGATTCCTACCAAGTGCTGATGACGGAGCTTTGTTCCATCCTGCAATTGCTGACCAAATGGGCTCAGTATTCCGTGAGTTCAACAACATGTATGACGGTAAGCAACTAGCCCCAACCTTGCGTAAGCTGATGAAAATTATGGGTGTCCTCAAGTTCACTCAAACAACCCTGATGCCTCGACACCACGTTACTAACGCTTTCGGTGACTCTACTACCGCAATGATTGCTGGAGTTAGAAACCCTAAGGACTGGGGCGATGGATTTGACCTTGCTGGTATCTTTACTGCAAAAAACTTTGAAGCTGATTGGGCAAAGTTTGGTAAAGACTTTGAAGAAAAAGCCTATCGTTTGAGTTCCGCTTTTGCTGATGAAGCAGGAGCTAAGACTGGCAGAATTGGTATGACATCGGACGAGCTGTCATTTACGTTCTACGAAAATGGCAAGCCAGTATCAAAGAACTTTAACAAGGAAGCTTTTGCTGACGACCTAGCTGCCCGTGGTGGACTGGTACCAGGTTTCGTCCAGGCTGACTTGCAAGGCTTTACTGGAGAGCTGGCGCTTGAGGGTGCTACCCAGGTTCAAAAAGAAACCTTTAAAAACATGTTTAGCAAATTTGTTGCTCGCCCAGGCAGGGCAACGATGAAGGGATTCTCAGACTTTACCGCTGCATACTCGAACGGTATTCGTGGTGCACACGCTCTAAAGGTTGCTCGCAGCCGTACTTGGAATAGCTACGACGAAATGATGAACGCTGTCATGGATGCGCTAAACCTTTACCACCCAACAGTGCAGAGCCTAGCTTCTACTGAGCGCAAGTGGGGTAGGTTGCTATTTACTTACTACACATGGATTCGTGTTGCCAACTCTGCGCTAATTGACATGGCAGTGAACCACACTGGCTCAATGCTTGCAATCCCTAAGGGCATGTACAACTACGCTTTGATGGAGGGCTTCAATCCTGCTAACCCTGCAGAGCCTTTTGAGAGCAAGAACGCTCTACCAGACTACGTTTCGTACTCGGTCTATGGGCCTAATGCTATGGACGAGCAAGGCCCCCGTACCTACCGCCCACCATTCCTACCACTAGATGTGCTGGACTTCTGGCAGATTTATGTTGACCCAAGCAAGCCAGCATTTGAAAATATAACTACAACTACTAAGCAAGCTATGCGAATTGTAGGTAAGAGTACTAACATTCTTGGCGCACCGATTATTGCTGGCTTGTTCGGCGTAGACCCAGGAACTGGCGCACCAATAAATGTTTCGACCCCTGCAGCGGCTGCAGATGAGGCCCTATCTAACCTTGGATTTATGAGCGCTCTAACTGGCATGGGGCTTTGGACTCCTTACAAGTACCGAAACCCAGATACTACTAATCCTCTAACAGATGCTGACCGTCGACGCCTGCTAGAGAACAGCTTCTCTGGTATGCGAGCAGTTGACATTCAGCGCCCTGTAAATATCAAGAAGGCAGAAAGCCAATATGGTAGCAGGGTAAAGCAATACAACGAGCGCATATTTGAAGAGAATGTTAAGAAGGCTCAGGAGTTTGTTGATGATAGGCTATCTGAAGGTTATTCAAAAGATGAAATAATCAAAATGCTAAGAGACATGGGAGTCAACTAATGGAGACACAAGAGATAGAAACATTGCAGAAAACATCAGTTGCGATGTATCTTGCGCTAGATTCGCTTTACAAGCTTCACGCTGAGATTGAACTTGAAGGTAACGACGATAGCGTCACATCTTGTGCCCACTGCTCAGCCCTGGCTGATGCTGCGGTAAGGTATCCTTGCCCATCAGTGCACGTGCTGCTAACTGACTTCTTTACTGACGAGCTTTCTTCTCAGCTAGGAGAATCGCAAGAGCCTGCTTCTTCGGAATAGGCTTAGCGTTAGGCTCATTCTTTTTGTAAGCCTTATCCCCCACAAATTTGTAAGGCATTAGTCGCCTGCTACTTCTTTCCCTTTGGCTTGCGAGGTAGTACGAATGATGTACCAGTTCTACCCTTAGGGCCTGTGAACTTACGACCGTACCTTGCAACGTTTGCTGCTGGGTCAGTAATGTCTACGAATGGATTAGACTTGCGGCGCTCGCCATCTGGGATTTTATCTCCCTTTGGCATGGCAGCCTTCTTGGCCTTGGCAGCCGCAATCATTTTCTTTAGGTTATCTAGCTTCTTGTCTGAACCGTCCATTATTACTTTCCTAGCTCTGGGTCTTCGTCTTCGGAGAATCCGCCGAAAATCTCATCCATGTCTGATTCTGAGACATCCCCATCCTGCACGTATGCACGACTGATTTCCTCAGCAACCTCCATGAAACCTACGAATGCTGCAACTGCTGCTGCCTGCCAAACTTCGACACCAACAACGAATCCACCACCAAGAGTACCTGATACTTTGAGCACCATGTACGCAAGTGTTCTTTTACTGATTGCTTTTATGTTCATTTGAGTTCCTTCTTGCAGTGCGGGCACGCATATACGATTTTCGGGGCCTTTTCGATTTTTTTAGGCCCTGAGACCGATTCTGAGGGCTTTTCAATGTTCTCTGATAGGTATTTGTACAAATCATACACTGTGCCGTAGAAAACGCCTTTGAGGCTGTCTGAGAGGGTGGCATGTAGATGAGGCCCTGTTGAGT